GAAGAGAGAATTGCACTTGCAGTTTACACTACTCAATCAATTGTTTACGGAACATTTGCAGCGGCTTTGGCTAACGGTTCAGCATCATAAGTAAAATAGGTGTTTGTTTATAAAAGGGTCGTCAAATATTGGCGGCCTTTTTTTATTTATCTAAAAATCAATACCTTTCAACGAATCAAAAATAAAAAACATGAATATCGTTTTTTTTGTACACGCCTGGGCGGGCACCCATAACTCGGGCGCCGAGTGGACAGTTCAGCATTACGCTAAATATTTTCACGAAAAAGGATGCAGTATTGAAGTGATTTTACCCGAAGGGCAAATTTATCCCGAGGGCGAAAAGTTTGCTTTCATAAAGTTTATAACTGGTTATTATTCAAACGACTTTTTTTTAGCCTTACAAAATGCAAGCGTGATATTTACCCATTTAGATAATACAGGCGTTGCAATTAATTGGGCAAGGCATTTTAAAAAGCAATTAATTTTCCTAAGCCATAACGATTCCGATTACAGAAACGTAAGGTTTAAAGCGCAAAACATTCACGTCGTTTACAACAACAAAGCAAACGAAAATAATGTTGCTGGCGGTCCTTATCCAAACGCGTCGATTGTTTGCAAGCCGCCAATTTTTCCCGAGGATGTAAAGTACAACCGCAAGCATGGGCAATACATTACGCTCATAAATTGCAACGAAAACAAAGGCGGTCAAATATTAATTGAACTGGCCAAGCGATTACCAAAACGCAAATTTCTTGGCGTGCTTGGAAGCTATGGCGAGCAAATTATGGACGATACTTTAAAAAATTTAAAGTATGTCGCGCAAACGCCTGACGTGCATTTGATTTACGGCAAAACAAACATTGTACTTGTGCCCTCTTTTTATGAGTCTTACGGGCGAGTTGGTTTAGAGGCGGCCATTAATCGGTTGCCAGTTATTTGCACGCCTACGGACGGATTAAAAGAGTGTCTTGGCGCCGCTGGTCTTTACTTTGATCGTGACGACTTAGACGGCATGGCAGCAAAGATTGAGGAATTAATGAGCGACGAAATTTTATACGACTTTCACCAAAATATAATGCGCAACTTGGCAGAAGAGCGACTTAAATACCAAGACCAAGAACTAGAAAGATTCTTTAATTTTATCGTTGACAAAGCAAAAAAACAATACAATGAGTGAATTACTTTATACACCTAGCAACGGGTCATTTACAGGCTATTCCGTTGACTTAGCGACTGGAGGCGTTACCGAGCCAGTAACGTTGGCAGAGGCGAAAGAATACGCCAGGATTGACGGATTTAGTGAGGACGCGCTTATTACTAGCCTTATAAAAATGGCGCGCGTACATTGCGAGTCGTTTACTGGCAAATCCATTGTTTTAAAAACGGCAACAATTACGTCGTTTACTTATCCATATGAATTCCAAATGCCCTACGGACCGCTTACCAATGAATTAAATATTACTAAATGCGTAACGCTAGATCAAAACGGCGTTGAAACGCCTTTGCAATACCGCGTAAATACTGGATTATTTCCAAAAATTTCTATTCTTGGAGGCGCTCAAAGCTATAAGTTTAAACTTGTTTATTCTGTTGGATTTACAACGGTACCAGAAGACATTAAACTTGCCATTAAAATGATGGTTAACACGCTTTACGAACGTCGCGAGGACGTAATTGTTGGAACAATTGTGGCGGAATTTCCTTTGGGAGTTAAAGCTTTGTTAATGCCTTATAAGACTTATAACTGGTTTGGAGCGTGAGAACTAACAACGAGCTTAAAGCGGGCGATTTGCGTGAGCGAATTTCGTTTTACAATCCAAGCCTTTTTGGCGATGGATATGGCGGTTTTTATTCTCAGCCAACACTTACCTACACTTGTTGGGCAAAGGTTACCAATCTCAGCGGATCGCGGCAAAATAGCGAGGACCAAATGGTTATTAAAAACCAATGGGAGGTTATAATTAGAGACAATCCCTTGGTCACAATTACCAAGTCAATGCACATTAATTACGGCGGTCGGGTTCTGGTAATTAGCGAAATAATTGACGTTTTGGAATACGACCGAATGCTTAAATTTATTGCAATACAAAGAGACTAAAATGCTAAGTATTGAATTCAATAAGCAAAGCCTAAACGCCTTTTATAAGTATTTAAAGGACTTAGAGGGCGACGTTTCCGACTATGTACGGGCGGAGGTTGAGGATTCAATGCTGGCAATTGAAAACAATGCGGCAAATCAGGTGGCCGTTGATACTGGAGCGCTAAAAAATAGCATTCAATCAACGCCAATTAAAGTAAGTAAAAACGAAGTGACTGGAGGGGTTGAGGTTGGCGCTAATTATGCGGCTTATGTTGAGTTTGGAACGGGCACCAGGGTAAAGGTTCCAAGCGAGTTAAGCGATTTCGCGGCACAATTTAAAGGCGACGGAATAAAAGAAGTAAATTTACCAGCAAGACCGTTTTTTTATCCTGAAGTTTTTAAACAACGGACAGAATTGCCAAAAAATATTGAGCGCACCTTAAAAAAATTACTTGCTAAATGAGAAATATAAAACCATTTATACGCAAAGCATATTGGACGGCTTTAAATAATACAATTACTTATAAAGGTGCGCTTGTGCCTTGTTACGATACTTTTGCGCCTGACGTGGCGGTTTTTCCTTACATTCTTATAGGAAATCAAACGCAAGAAGACGACAAAGACAACCAGGAATACAATTACATTACCACAATCACTTTGGACGTTGTAACGGCTGGGATTGCGCCATACGGACGCATCGACGCTGATCTAATCACCGACTCTATTTTGCAAATCGTTTGCCTTTATCCCGAAAATTATTTGGCGCTCCAAGTTGGCAAAATTGTAACGGCAAAGCTTATCCAACAAACTAGCCTTTCAAGCATTACGGACACAAATATTGTGCACCGTGAAATAATGACAATTGAAAACTGGATAAATGGCTAAAGTAAACGGCTCCGCTTTATTTGTAACGGTTGGACTTAATAGGGTTGCCAAGTCAACCGCTTACGAGTTGTCCGCTGAAATGGGACAACTTGATAAGACAAGCAACGAGTCGGGTTATTTTGCAGACCATATTTCAAGACTTGCGTCCTGGTCCTTATCTAGCGAATCGTTATACATTCAAGACGGCTTTTCCTTTGGCGATTTATTTAACGCTTACGTTAATCGTGAGCGCATTTATTTGTCCGCTGGGAAAGAAGATAATTTAACCTTTATTGGTTTGGCAATGATTGAGTCCTTAAGCCAGTCGGCTCCTATGGAGAACGTTGCAACAATTTCCGCAAGCTTTAAAGGTGTTGGCGGCCTTTATCCAACGATTTTACCAGCCGAGCGCTTTATTGTCGACGAATTATTTGAAATCATTATAGATCAAGACGGCAACTTTTTGGTCTACACTTAAAATTTATTGTTTTGCAATTATTGAAAGTCCTTTTATTTTTAAAAAAAATTAGAATTTAACCTTACACAAATATGCCTACACTTGGAAAATTTAACGGCACGCTCCTAAACGTTTACCTTGGAAACGTAATGATTGGCTGCGCCACCTCATCTGAATTATCCGTAAACGTTGACCTTGCAGATGCAACTTGCAAAGACGATGGCGGATGGGCCGACCATATCGCTGGATTGCGTGATTGGTCCGTATCAACTGACGGTTTGGTTGCATTTGACGACACAAACAACGTTGGCGACCTTTACACGCTTTTGAGCGGTCGTACAGTTGTTGCGTTAAAGTTTACGACCAACATTACTGGCGACCTTGTATTTTATGGCAATGCGTCTGTTGCATCAATCAGCGTTTCAGCTGAAATGGAAGCCGCGGTTACTTATTCCGTAGAATTTACAGGAAAAGGTCCATTACTTAAGGCCACCGTAGTACCAGCATCTACTTAATTAGTATTATATTTCGCCTATGAATCACACAGGCAGAACAATTATTACAATTAATGGCAGCACCTATACCGTTAAATTTGGTATGGGTGCTTTGTTGCATTTTAGCGAAGGTCTTGGCTACGA